ATCATCGGCTTCCTGACCTTCAAGTTCACGAAGGGCTGGGCTATGTTCCGTGCTCTCCACGTTTACGCTCACGGTGACTACCGCGACGTTATCGGTCCGTTCGCTACCGTGACCGTCAAGGAGCTGACTCTGGACGAGAACATCGGTAAGAACCTTGCCAAGGAGGTTGCCGACATGTACGACAAGGGCTTCGAGGGCGACCCCGAAATCATCATGGACAAGGCCACCGAGGTTGACCTTAAGTTCACGAAGCTCATCCCAGGTACCACCGACTCTAACCGCACCGTCGTGCAGGATGGTCAGTGCGTAGGCTATCGCTACAAGGTGTCTCCGTACATCGACTATGCCATCGCCTCCAACGGTATCGGTACGAAGGGTGCTGATCGCTACATCGGTATCGGTCACTTCGGCTACCTGAACGAGCAGGTGTACGCTGACGGCATTGAGTTCAATGTGGACGGAACCTCTCAGGAGAACTTCGACCGCAACGTCATCGCTCTCGGCATGGGTCTTGACTACTCACTCGTTGAGCTCTCCGGCAAGGTGAACGGCGGCAACGGCACTCCCCAGGCCTTCAAGCTCATCAAGCTCGTGGAGGAGCCCACGACTCACTAAACTCTCTCGCTTGCACCTTCTTTTTGGGGCATAGTTCCTGACTCCGGCGGCATTCGCCGATGCAGCAGCAATAGGTCGTAAGGCCGTCGGAGTTTTAAAGAAGGTATCTCTAATTAATCAATAGTAACTGTTACATTGATATTCATCCATGAGTCTACAGACCGACATCGTATTCATCAAGGCCCTCACGCAGAGCGAACAGATAAAGGCAAAGGTGCAAGACCGCATCTATAACACCGCCATCCCTGGCAGTGATGAGGACGTAGCCAACACGCCGCTGCCTTATATCATCGTGACGTTTGACGGCTTCGTAAATGACGACTTCACTAAGGACTCGGAATACGAAGGAGGCACCGACCGCGTGCAGATTGGTATTGAGGTGGCCACTGAGGACAGGGAATCGTTGGCCGAGCTTACAAAATTGATTCGTAACGTTATCCTTAGTTCTTTTTATGACGCAAGACCCGGCGACGAAGACTATAACCTCGTGCCCATACAGTTTACCCTCAGTGCGAAGGCCGTGCAGTACGACCCGTGGAAACCTTGCTATTGGCAGGTAATGAACTACCAGTGTGACACAAAAGTTGAATAATCATGGCAAAGAATACCGAAAACAACGAACAGCAGCAGACCAATCCAACGCTGGAGGCTCTGTTGCGTGACGGTACGGCCAAGCTAACCGCCAATACCCGCGAGGCTCTGTTTGCACAAGTGGAGCAGCTGAAAGCGGGACTGGATGAAGGCAAGACCCTGACCGTGGGTGCCGTGGGCAAAGATCGCGAAAGCGACCTGCTGAGTATTCAAGTCGATGTTGTAACACTTTAATTTCCGAAAATTATGGCAACACTTAAAGGTCAAAATTTTAGAGTCGGTATCGAAGGCACGGGTGATGATTACTATGTGGTGGCAATGGCGACCAGCTGTACCATCAACCTGCAAACCAATACAGAGGACTCGGCGACGAAAGACGACGCGGGGATGGCATCTAAGCCTGTCATCAACACGAAGTCATGGAGTGTGCAAGTCGAATCGCTGAATGTAGCAGATGTCGCTGCGCTGTTGACGGCTATCAAGAACAACACGAAGTTTGCCCTGATATGGGATGAGACCGCTACAACGGACAACTTCACCAGCCAGATCGCTTCCTTTGCTCGCAAGGGATATGCGTATTTGAATGATGCAACATTCACGTTCGACGACAGAACCAACTCAGTGAAGCAGCTTCAATTCACGGGAGTCGGTGCGTTGTCGGCAATTGCATCAAGCGACATTATGAATGGCCCCGCATACGATGCTTACACCAAGGGTCAGTTCGTGCGTCTGTTCTTGAGCAGCAACAACACCGTTCCATCCGACGTTGTGGCCGCCGCGAAGCAGTTGTCCCTTCATGTCAGCGTTTCTCTGGAAGATGCAACAACAAAGGACACGGACGGCACATGGACGATTCAGGAGCCAACCGAAATCTCTTACGACATCACGTCGAACGCACTCGTGCGCAGTGGTGATACCATCACCTCGGCTGTAGGAGGCAAGAGTTTGGCCGACTTGGAAACCATCTATGATAACGCTACGATGGTCAAGTGGCAGATTGCGAATACTAGCGGTGCCAACAACCGCACCAAGAATGCGGTGATTGTGTCAGGCACGGCCATACTGTCCAGCCTTTCTATCAATGCAGCGGTAAAACAGAACGCAACATACACCGCCACGCTGACTGGATATGGAGCGTACACAGTCGGTGCGTAACCCCTACCGCGTCCCGTCTTTGCTTTGGCCATTTTGCAAAGGCGGGGCGTTTATCATTAACTAATTAATCAAGGAACTATGACAGAAAGAAAGATTACAATTTGCGGCAAGGAGGTCACCATGATCTATTGTGCCGCCACAGAGAACGGATTCGAGCAAATATCCGGCAAAAGCATTGCCGTCTTTGTACCGACGTTCGAAACCAACGACAAGGGCGAGACCGTTATCAAAGAACCCGCCAAGGCAATGATTGGCGACTATGTGATGTTGGCCGTTGCAGGCATCGTGGCATCATACACCAAGAAGAAGGAAGAGCCGCCCATATCAAGTGACGAAATACTCTACGAGGCAACACCACAGGATCGTAACGACATGCTTGCAGCCGTCACAGAGCTCAGAAATGAGTGGTACGGCATTACTGCCGTCGTAGAGGAAACGCTGAATAAGGAAGCCCAAGGGCAGGAAGGCAAGGAGGGCGGCAAAAAAAACTAAGCTCCGCCCATGAGCGATTCAGTAAGTTCGTGGGCGAGATAGGTATTAACAGAATAGAATATCTCTATGAACTGACATACTGCGACCTGCTGCTGATAGAGCGCGGTTATGAACGCAGATTCCGCAACATGTGGAGTGCAGCCCGCTGGCAGACGTATTACACAATGGCATCATTCGTCGGAGGAAAGCACTTAGCCGAAAGCGGCATACATGAACCAAAAGACCTGCTGAAATTCCCTTGGGACACCGAGCCGGAACCGCCCATCAGCGACGAGGAGGTAGCAGAAATGCAGCGAGAGATGGAAGAAATGAATAAACAACTAAGTCAGAAAGAATTATGAATATCTTGATTGCACTTTTGATTTTTACGGCCTACACCGTCGGTGTATGCTGTTACGCGATGGTGATACCAAACAGCCTTTCGCAGTCGGTCTTCGCATTGCCTAAATATGGCAGATACCTGTGGATGGCAGTCATTATGACCATCGCGTTCCTGGTGTTCCCCACGTTCGTTGAACGGTGTGGTGAAAACACCAAGTTCCTGGCGTTCTTTGCTTGTGCCGGCCTGCTGTTTGTGGGTGCTGCACCGCTGGTGCCAGGAGTCCACAAGGACGACAGCTCGTACCCCGTGCACACCGTCGGAGCATTGGTGTGTGCCATCGCTTCACAGCTGGCCGTAGCCTTCAACGACCCGTGGCTGCTGTTGCTATGGTTGCCGTTCTTTGCCATGCTTGCGTGGAAGTGGAAACAGAAGACAAAGTGGCGCACCATGATCTTCTTTGCAGAAATGACGTGCTTTGCAATTTCATTTTTGTTTTGTTTGTAATACTAAAGTTTTGTTGGTTAATATTTATTATAGGTATCTTAATAGAAAAACGAGCAGCTGTGAAGCCCCTCGTTTTTTTTATGTCCTATATATGTCTATACTTTAGCGATTACCACGTCACCTCAATATCATCATCCCACGTCGTGTTCACCGTAATACCAAGCGGTGTGGAAGCACCGAACAGCTGCCCGGATATATTAGTAACACGATTCCTTTTGACCGGCACGTTTGCCAGCGTAATGTCAGCCATCAACGTTTCGTCGCTTTTCAACGCCTGCACCCGCAAGTTGGTCGTCCAGTCTGCTTTCTTGCTGATGACCCACATGCCAACAGACAGGCTCCCCGTCGTACCGATATACGAAGACGGCACGCTCACATCGTGCGCGTCGGCATTCTCAGCACTCGCATCCCCCGTCATGTAGTCCAGAGCTGTGTACCATTTTGAAGGAGTCAGCCTGAGTGTAGACAACCCCGTAGGCACTTGGTCGGCTACGGCCACCCTGACACGGCTCGTGACGCGATTCAGCATCACCGTCTGACTCGACTGCGTAGAAGGTTGCACGTCTAATGTGTTCGTAGCCCAGAACGTGTCACCCAGCTTTCCCCATGTAATCACCGTTCCTTCGACCGTCGGCACCCGCCCGGCACTCGCCACGAAGTACAGCGTGTGAGCCCCATATTCAGCCGTAAGGCTAACGGTGCCGAATCCGTCATCCGTCGAACTCTGATGCACCGTCTGCTTTAGCTCACCGCCCACATAGTCGAACACCCATATATCGCTCAGTGAAACCTCCGTCGGTGTCGCCCGTGTATCATCGCCTGCAATCACAAACGTCAGCACCTTCGCGCTACCAGGCTCATCTACCTGCGAGCACCCAGTCAACACAATGACAGCAGCAGTCATCACCGCTACCATCCTTCCCATTTTCATCTTCATATTCTCTTTTCTCATTTCCTTTTGTCTTTTTATAAAATTACTATCCTTCATTCATCTTTTGCAAGGCGATTCTACCGCCGCAAATAAGCCATAGAGCTCGCCGCGTCAGCGTCGGGACTTTACATCAGTTTTTCAAACTCCCCGTAGACATCCTCCGCCAGCAGCTTTGCATATCGTTGCGTCTGGGTAATCCTACGGTGTCCCAGCATCTTTGAAACCCGTTCAATAGGCACCCCGCTCCTTAATGCCCACGTCGCAAACGTATGTCTGCCCACGTGCGTCGTCAGTCGCTTAGTAATCCCCGTGGCCGTTGCTATCGTCTTCAGGTTGCTGTTGCACGTTTGGTCAGCAATATTCGGCAACCTTCCGCCATATTTCTCTGCAATCGCCAAAGCCTTCGGAAGCACCCTAATATAAAACACGACTCCCGTCTTAACCCTTGGTGCCGAATACGTCAGATTTTTTCCATCCCTCTGGCACTTTTCCAAGGCGAACCGCATCATGTCCGAGTAAGCCATGCCCGTATAGCACTGGAACAAGAACATATCCCTCACCGTGGCAAGCATGGAGCCATCCGTCATTGTAAGCCCCTCAATCCTTACACGCTCATCATCCGTCAGAAACTCCACCGTCTCATGATCCCCGCGTTTGATTTCACCCTTCATCCTGTCGTAAGGGTTCGCAGTTATAAGACCGAACTTTAGCGCACGACCCAGCAGAGCCTTGATGTCCTTGTGGTAGTTCCTGACAGTCGCCTGGCTGATATACTTCACAGGTTTTCTTGCCTTAATCTCCGCATCCGTTCTGTGAACCTGTAAGGTATGCAGGTAAGCATCGAACCTGTGAACATTCTCCACCGAAATCTCCGACCACTTCCGCATACTTCCACTCTCAATCAGAGCAGCCACAGACCCTTTGTAATGGTTCTTAGTACCACGAGCCACGTCCAACATCGGTATCTGTTCCTTCATCCACACCGTCATGTCTTCTGTGTCCTCCATCATGGACTGAGTGTCGCCATTATAGATAGACCGCTTTGTCCGCTTATCAGGTGACTTCGCCAAACGGCGAACCTCATCGAAGTCAATGTCAGCCTCCGTGCCAGCCTTCATGTGGTCATTAATAAGACCATCCACGCGGTCGAGCATTATCTTAATTCGCTCATTCAGTGTATTCTCATCTTCCCGATTAGCCACGCGGCCAAACTTCCACTCACGCGCACGCACGCTTACACCCGTATTAATATAGTACGCGCGACGATTCACCGTAACACGAACCTCCACTGGCGCAGTTCCATCCTTTCCGAATCTGCCCCTATGATTAAATATTATATTTGTCTTTATCATTTCCTTTTGTTTTTAGTTGTTTTAGTCATTTTTAGAATGGGGAAACATTTTTGGTATTTGGGGAAACATTTTTGGTATTTGGGGAAACATTGGGGAAACATTTGCTCAAAAATACTTAAATCCAACCCCTATTTACCACTTTCCCATTTTTACGTCGAATACATAGAAAACCCTTTATTTAAAGGCATCGCCGCCATTTTGCGGCGGTGCCCTCCATTTCCGCCCGTGATTCCGTTGGGACTCGAATGGAATCGCGGAGAGTGTAGTGTTTATGCGGGTTTGAGACATATTGAGCTAATTGTTTGGGGAAACATTTGGCGCATCATCGGTGATATAGCAGCTGGAATAGAAGTTGAGACCTTCTGCGTCGAAGTAGGTTCCGATGTAGATATAACACTGGCAGGGGAGATTGGTAAAGTTGCGGACGGACTGGGTGGTGTTCTTGGGAACGTAGCCTACATGGTGGCCGTCGGCGGCAAGGATTTTGATAGCATTTGGGTCGTAGGGGTTGGTTGGCTCTGGTTCCAAGGTGCCGACGTGTTCACCTACATATTTGATGATGTTTTCACGATGTTTTAAGCCTGCAATGTTAAACTCGATGTGATCACCTATGCCACGGTCTTTAGGCCATACGGTGACGTGGTATCCTTTGTCCTTGAGACAGAAGTATTGAAGCTCCTGAATGACCGGATCCTTTGGTATTGGGTCACCATTGTCATCGAGAAGTTCAAACTTGGTTGGCTGCTCCTGTTGCGTCGTATTCTTATTATTAAAGAGCATGAATGCTGCCATAATTGCAGCGATTAGTATAATTACAAATATAATCATTGTTATTTGATTTTTGTAAGCAAATCAGAAAGTTGACTTTTCATTTCCTGGACTTCGCTGATGGATTGTTTTAATTCAGCATGTAAGACTTCGTTTTCAGCGATTTGTTTTGAGAGGATTCCGAGAAGGGTATCTGCCCAGGTTGGGAGGTGTGGGCGTGGATCGTCATCAGCGGCCATGCCTTCGATGACTTCAGGTTCATTGACAAGATGTCCGAGAACGGCTATCTGTATATCGTGAGCGCGTTCGGTGATTTTTAGTTGGCGGACGTCGCGTGGTGTGATGTCTTGCTCGTGGTTTTGTTTGGCTGCGAGATAATCTTCAATAAGCATGTACTGAGAATCACCTTGGAACCATTTGACATTGTAACGCTTTCCGAAGGCTTCGTTGAGCTTCCAGAAGGTATCAATATCTACGCCTTTTACTCGATTTTGTTTTATATTGGTAAAGGTATTTGCAGAGATACCCGTCATTTCAACCAATTTATTGAAGCGACGAATACCATCACGCTCAGCAATGTCGTTGAGCATTGACCTGAACTTTTCTCTTGTATCTACCTTTATATCCATATAAATCCCAATAAAACGTAATATTTTTATTAAAGAATCTTAAAAATACAAACAATTCCCAACGTTTCGCAACGTGTTTCGATTTTTATTCTTATATTTGCACTCGAAATTAAGCAAGCAAGCAAAACAACGAGGCAAGAAAATAGCCGTCAGACGGGAGGCCGTCTTTTCACAAGCGGATGAACCGCCTTTGCAACACACTTTTGGCGAAGTAGTTGGATTGCAAATATACGGCTTTTTCTGCCAAGTTGTAACAAAGCAAGCAAATAATTAAGAAAAATTAAAGAAAAGACAATGGTAACAGACAAGGTGACAATCGAGATGCTTGAGCAGTTCGCAGTTGGTGACGAGCAGGCTTACACGCTGCCAAACTGGGATAAGGCTCGTAGTGCTGCATCGCTGGCTGGACAGATGAAGAACAGGACTAAAACTTACGGGTGGCAGTTTTCAGCTCCCATCAGTCCGGCGGTCGAAGGGACGTTGAAGAGGACTGTGACGATTACGAGAATTGCATGACCCACGGAAATCGGCTGGGAGTAGTGGAATACTAAAACAAAAGGAGCTATGGATAGGATGCTAAGAGCTGAGATTATTGCGACGGTCAGGCAGACATTGAAGGACGTGCTGGAGGGTGCCGAAGAGGTATGGCTGACTAAGGAGCAGATGGTGGAGCGATTCGGGATGTTTTCAGAAGAATGGATGAGAAAGAATGCGCAGTTGCTGCCACGGGAATACGCCAGTGTGATATGGCCTGACGGTAAAGAGAAGTGCACACGGTGGGCATACCCGCAGCACAAGATACAAAGACTGATTAGAGAGGGAAAGTTGAAGGGGATAAAGAGAAATAAGCCCGACTCTTACGGTACGGGAGTAGTGGCAGCTATACAATAGCGGACCAATAAAACGAAGAAGGAAGGTTGGCTGAGTGGACAGGCATAGATTTGGCGCGAAAGCGGTTCTACCCCATAGGCAGGTTCGAATCCTGCACCTTCCGCAAACGCCGAGGGACGTGAAGCGACAATCCCGGCAATGTAGGCGCAATCACATATTAATATCACTGGCGAGATGGATGGAGCCAAGGCGGACGGGAAAACCCTGAAGCCCGTGTGAAGTTCTGAGCTGAAACGGCAGCGAAAGAGACCAAAGAGCTGATGGAGTGGAAATAGACGGTATCCAACCCGTGAGTACAGCCGGAGGTGATAAGGTAATTTCCGACCCCCGCAGGCCCTACGTGATGGGGCGAATGGTGTTGTGACACAGCAACACACAGGACGCGGGAAGGTAGTAGTGTAAGGCCGAGGACAGAGTGGGAGAGAGGTGATGCCGAATGAGCCTGCGTAATGGCAGGATATTAAAGAACGTATAGATTAAAACACTGGTAATCGGACGCGAGAGAACTGCTGGGTGGCGGGGCAGTGCCGGTGTATAGATAAGGAAGCCGTGTAGCTTAGTTGGTAGAGCGGTAAAAACCCAGCGGAGAACCGCAGGGCACAGGGGCTGGTTCGAATCCGGCCACGGCAACAAAGGAGCGGCAGTGCCGCAATCGAGCAAAACATATTACCTTTAGAATTTCACAATTCGAACGGCACTGGCTCCTGGTTTTTGTGTATAACATAAAATTGAAAAAATCATGAAAGAGTTATGGAATGTCCTGACGGACGAAGAAAAGGAGTTTGCACCTCATTGGGCGATGGTAATGTTTGGTGGTCCAATGATGCTGATTGCTGCGTGTATGTTGGCTGAGTGGTTGGAGAGCCTGGTTTAACCCGACGCTAAAGCGACTGGCACAGTGATAATAAATACGAAGCAAGATGTATGATCCACAAGACGATGCGCTGTTTGGGAGAGATTGGCGACACAGGCCACCTCCAACGGTTCAAGTGACAGAGGAGAAAGGATGGGGCAACTCACACGGACGGCTGGCGTATTCCAGTATGGTACGCACCCAGGATTTGAATGTTAGCGAATATGCTATCAGGATGACGGGTGGCGTACCGAAGGGCTATGTGATAGTCGATGTGCACTCGGTGACGTACAACCCTGACACAGCTCTCAAGGTGGCTCACGGCAGGGTGGCAATACCCGTCAAGGAGTTTGCAAGGATGCGGAACCTGACCATCCGCGAACAATGGGAACTGATGAATCCCCAATGGGTTGGTACTTACTTCGGAGAGAAGACCGACACGTATAACCGGCGACGGCCTGACTTTATGGATGCTCTCACACAGG